ATATTATTGTTTCATCTTATTTGCCATCCATGGATCAACACCATCAAGGGATTCTTTCATATCATCGCTAATCACACCTTCATTTAAAATATTATCAACCGCTTTCTTAACAGACTCTTCAACAACTTCCTTAACAGACTCTTTAACAGTTTTAGGTGATGCAGATTTAGCAGTTTTAGTTGCTGAAGAACGTCTGCGAGTTGCCATAAATGTCAAAAGTAAAAAAATAAGTGAGGGAGTCAAATCCCAGATGTCTGACCTACGGCATCCGATAGGATGATTTACAGTCTCAGGGATGGGCATTTGACTTGCCCCTCACTATAATGACACTTTAGACGACCCCCCCCCATTATAAGAATTGTTCTAAAGTTCCCTTCCTATTGTTTACTCTCTCTTGTATTAAGTTACCATAATCCTCATGTAATTCACACCCTATGTAATCTCTACCTAATGATTTTGCTACCATTGCAGTAGTTCCAGATCCCATAAATGGATCTAAAATAATATCATTTTTCTCTGAACCTGCTTTAATACAAGGTTCAATTAATTCAGGTGGATATACTGCAAAATGAGCATTTTTATAAGGTTTTGTATTAATATTCCATACACTTCTTTTTCTTCTTGTTGGTTCTTTAATAACATCTACATCAAAATAATAGTTTTGATTCTTACTTAATAAGAACAAATATTCATGTGATTTAGTACATCTATCTCTCACACTTTCTGGCATTGGATTACCTTTACTCCATATAATATCTTGCCTTAAGTACCATCCATCTGCTCTTAATGCAAATGCTAACATCCAAGGTATTCCAATTAAATCTTTCTCTTTATATCCTTTTAGTTTGTTACTCCTACGAGGTGTAGTTTCAGGTAGATCTTGTCTATTCTTTGCAAATGTTTGTTTAGGTATGCAACCATCTTTCCTGTAATTATAATAACTATCACCAATATTCAACCACAATGTACCATCATCAGTCAATACATTTCTAACTTCTCTAAACACATTCACCATTTCGTTAACATATTCTTCTGGTGATTGTTCTTGTCCTATTTGATTATCTTCATCACCATAATTGCGTAGTCCGTAATATGGTGGGGATGTTACACACATCCTCGCTGAATTTGGAAGAAATGCTGATAACGTCTTGCGACAATCTCCAAATAATATAGTATCTTTCATTTCTTAAATATACCTAATTGCCTTAATATGACTATAGTTAGAACAGTCCAGAAAATGATGTACCACATAATATAATATATTCATACAGTATTATACATTAAAAAAGAGGGTTTTGCAACCCTCTTTTTATTTAATTCTGGTCATTGTCCATTAAACTAATAATTCTGAACATACCCTCCTACAACTATTGTGGTCATCTTCGCAATCAATTAAACACTCAAAGTATTCGTCTATCTTATCATCTTGTGATGAATTATCGACACTATGTTTCCAGTGTGCCATTTGATTGAATGTAATTAAACTGTTGGACAATTAGACCTCCTTGTAAACATTAAACTCATAATCTATGAGGTTTCAGTTCATCTTGTTATCTCCTAATTGTACCTTTCGGTGACTACCATTATTTATAACATTTGTGATGAATTGAACACCTTAAGTTAATAAAAATAAATGCCTATTCCTTCTCAAAGTCTTTAACTTTATCAGGTGGATAAACATACTTAATTATACCATAGGTTACACTACCAGTGATGGAAAGTATTAACATTGGTAACCAATATTCAGCAATTAATATTATACCAATACCAATAGGAAGTATTGCCAATAAACCTAATCCACCTCCTCCACTATCATTAAATGCCCACTCAAGTGCAGTTGGACCTTTGTATCTGCCTCTTTCTGCACTACGTTCAAAGTCATTGTAATCTCTAGGTTGTGTATTGTTCATTGATCCCTTCCATAATACTCTAAGAACTTCTTGACCGTACATACTCTCAGCAACATCTCGTGCTTCTGATTCATACATACAATCCTCAATGATAACAGTACGATTGTAACCGTTATCACGTTTTAGTAATACTTCCCATTTGTTAGTCATAGGTTTGATAATACATCATAAACAGCATCATCTTCAGTTCCTATTACTGAAGAAACCCAATCATCTTCTTGCTCTTGACAGTTGTCAAATTGAGCATCATAATCAACTGTTAGTTTTGGAGTCATAACCAAATCCTCTGTTAGTAATTTGTCTTGTTTTTTCCTTCTCTTCAAGTAACTTTTGAAGTGATGTCTTTAAATGAATGAGTTCTTCATCATTATAAAGATGAGGTTGCTTCAATGCCTTTCGGATGTACTTGATTTGAAGTTTATCGGAGAAGAAGTTTCTCATAATGGTAGTATAAGGGTTTCAATAGGTGATTTGGTATTTGTGTGTGACAGTTTGTTCTTTGTCACATTCAGTTCCTCCATAATTATTTGTTTAGGTAGAAAGTTCCAACAATAATAAGAACTACTAAACGTAATCTTATCATTATTTCTACCATCAGGACTAATAAATTTCATTCTCTTATCAAACATTAACAACTGCAAGTCCTTCTCTTTAAATAACTGTTTGGGTGCTGAATCATTCAACCAAGTGTTAGTCATTATCATTGCAAAAGGTTTATTAAATGATAATGCACGTTCAAAGAATTTCCTCTTATTTGTAAATGGTGGATTAGAAACTATGACATCCCAATTATCAGGTTCATAGGTAAAAAAGTCTTGTCCATTATTAATATGTGAGTGAACATTGTTAGGTATTTGTTTAACAAATTCACTCTCTTCAGTATCAAAAGGACACCATACAATAGCATCCTTTGGAATATATTTAATGATAGGAGTTACAGCATAATGAGGTGTATAACATTCATCATTATTACCTTTACTATACATTAACTTGCCACTATCCAGCATAAACTTTCTCTCCATATTGTAGAATGAGTTTGTTAGAAATAGTATATCCTAATCTAGGATCTTTCTTAACTTTATCACTCTCAAATTGTTTCTTTAATGGTGGTAATAGTATTGATAATACCACATCTGCTGTTAGTTTGTAAACCTCAATTACCTTGCCTGATTTATATCTTGCATAGTAATGATGTTTATATTTACCTATCTTTTCTTCCTGTAAATACTTAACTTGATCTTCCCAAGTATTTTGTACACTAATACCATTATATGTTGCAGTTAATTTCTTACCAATAGTAGATTTATATTCTACTGGTTTGTTATTATGATCGTAGGCATCTGCACCAGAATAATCATCAGCAACCCTATGACCAAGTAATCCTGCTAAATGTATCTCACGAGATCGTGCATAACTAAAGGGATCTCCCCAGTTATTCTCTTCACATAGAGAATACATTTGTTCAAATAGTTCCTGATACTTTTGTTCGGGATTCATAATGATAAAGTAATAGCTAGCGGATGTTAGTTCTTTCTGTAGTTGCGACCTACGAGGCACATCCATCTCCTCGTTAATTGTGTTAGCGAAAACAAAACTGAGGGGGCAGTGCATTACCTTAACATCATGTCTCTGCTTCTATTAGACTTACAGGACGTAATTTCTCTGCTGAACAGAGACAACCATAGATCCTTGCATTTGTCAGAGTAGTTAGGAACCTCGTTTGTTTTCCCATGTGCTTATTATAGTGCATCTAGCAGAGGATTCGACACCTCTTGTACCACTTCTTTTACTGGCACATGCTCCTTGAGTCTCCTTTGAGATACATTGTAGTATGATTCATCAATCTCAAATCCTATGAAGTTTCTATTAGTGTCCTTAGAAATAACAGCAGTAGTTCCAGCACCCATGAAAGGATCTAATACTAAATCATCCTCATTACTCCATGTCATTATATGATCTTGTGCCAACAATTCAGGATACATTGCAGGATGTTCAAATGCAAAAGCATCTTTAGTTGTATAACCTTTACCTGTATTATATTTCCAAATGTTATTTCTAGGTGAGAATTTAGGTGTTGGTTTCTGTTGTCTTTCTACCAACGTACCATCCTTCGCTCTCATAGTACCACCAGATTTGCCCCACGGTTGCCACCCTGCCCACTTATTTGGTTTATCACATATTAAATTAGCAGTCTTTGGTTTACTATCTTTACTTAATACAAACATATATTCAAAGAGTTGTGAATATCTATTACCATCTCTTCGTGCTGGAAATGATGTACCATTCTTTTCATATATCATTGTATCATGTAACTTAAAACCTAAGTCCATGAAGTATAATGCTTGTCTAAAACTACTTCCAGTTTCACTACCTTTAATGACTGCATCACCCACTACCCACACTACAACACCACCAACTTTCATCACCCGATATAAATTAGTGGCAACATCTTTGAATACATTAAAATCCCATTTACTGCTATCATTATATGTTCGCAAGTCATCATACGGTGGACTTGTTACACACATATCCACCATATTCTCATCCATTTGTTGCATACCAGTGATGCAAGATTCATTGTAAATTGTATTAATTTCCATAAGCAGATTCCTTTACAAATGCAACATTTACTCTATTCTTTTTAATAGAACCATATACACAAGCATCCACACATTCATCAAATCTATCTCTTTTAAACTGCAATGTTGTGCGTGAATTGTTATTACTATGTTCTCCTATTGAGTCTACCACAATGTTATCAAAAACGCAAATGTTTAACTCTGATATAAACTTTCTATTAAAAAGTATGCTATCCAATGTTTTATCCCAATAGCAATCCCATAGCACTTGAATAAGATTTAATGCACTCTTTTCTTTAGGTGAATGTGTAGCACCTTGTATAAATTTACCTCTTCCAGTTTTAATTTCCCAATTAGTTTCACCTTCTAACATATCACCTTTAGATGTAAATGTTGGTGTTATATCACATCCTAACTCTTGCAATTTGTTAGGTAAATAAAACTCAAATATCTTACCAAATGATACACCTAAATCAACAGCAAACTCACTCTTATCTTCCCAATACTTATTAACAAACTCACGTAATGTTAAATCTTCATCATTTCTTTTCCAGAATCTTACTATCCTATCATTCAACAATTCTTCATTCATATCTGAAACAATTTCATTCAGATTATCACTCAAAATAGATTTAATAGTCATAATGATTTTGTATTTAATAACATTATAAAACCCCACTCCGTAGAATGGGGTTTTAGTGTGACAGTTAAATTTCTGTCCTATTCATCATACACTCTGCACTCAAATGCGTCAGGATGGTTTTCACAATATATTTCTAAGTGCTTATCCTCGTGCCTAGTGTGCCAATCATTAATCTGTCCTTCATTACTGATTACTATATCACCCTCGTGATATTCTTCATAATATGAATGAGAAGTTAATAAATCTTCTTCAGTATATTCTAACATACCATGATTAATATGTTCCTTATTGTCTTTGGGATCTAGGTAAACTTCATGTTCTAAATCGTGTTTAATGTCAGACATAATTGGACTGTACTCCTACGATAGTATTTATTTTATGAACAATCTAGTTAGGAAATCTCGACAAGTTCTCGAAGAGACTTTTCTCTGATTGCCTCCATTTTAATGAATTGTTCGTTCATATTATAATACAATTTATAGTTTTCTGTCGTCAAATAGTATCCTTTTATTTCGTTTCCATCACAATGCCAACCATATCCTTGCAATCTCTCTTTAACACCATCTATTTTAAGTGTTTTGCCACTTTGTAAGTAGTCGTGGTATCGTTCGGCTAAGTTAATCATAGTTCTGAGGAAAATGTGTTGAAATTATAACATAAGGTATATAATTTATCTATAAACTTTATATTGTCTTTAGACTATGTTAGTATAACTCAATACTTATTCTTGATCTTGTTCCAATTCTCTCAAATGTTCTATCACATCAGCAGTGTCAATAAGATTATCTATATTGGCAAGCATATCTGCTATATGCTTTGATATATAAGGTTTTTCATTCCTTGCTGAAAATGCAAGTGCATTTCTTAAACTTTCTTGAGCTTCTCTTAATGAATACTCTACACTATTAGTTAATGCCATTGTCTTCCTCCTCATTATGTAGAAATGGAGAATCTAACTTAAATCTAGTAGTATCAACTTCTGGTGTGTATTCATATCCATATTTTTGTAAATATTGCTCAAATTCATGTTCAGGAACGTCACCATTCCAATATTCATTTGCAGTATATTCAGTTTTAATACCATCAATCTTCTCGACCTTAATTCCTGGTGCAATCTCTTCAAAGTTATCATGTACTTTAATACTACTGTTAGTATTTCCTCTCAATAAGGCAAGAAGTTTTACACTATCATTATAACATGCCTTATAATATCTCATGTTCTTCTTGACCGAATTAACTATCGTATCATGTATCTCTTGCGGTGTAAATTCACCTTCCATAACTTCTCGTAGTGATTCTTGAAGATTCAATAAAGAGTAGTTATACTCTGATTTTTCTGTCATTCTTGTCGTATTGAACAGCTTTTTCAATAATAACTTGTATTTCCTGAGATGTCAAGTTGTTTAACCATTTCCAATTAGGATCTTGTTTATCCCATTCTATACTAAAGGTCTTATCCTCATTTTGATTGATCTTTAAGCTGTCGTTCTTCATGTTTAATTTGTTTCCTGATTCTTTTTGCATACTTTATATCATCATCACTATACCATTCAGGGTGTTTTTTAGCTCTCTTTATTAATTTCTTCGCTGCTTTCTTGATACTCCAGTCCTTCATTTGTTGATTTTTGTGTTATTCTTGCAAGTAAACTATCTATATCACTTTCTAACTGGTATAATTGCTTAGAGTAATACATGTTTTCTTGTGTTAGATACTCAACTTCATCTTCAAGTAACTCAATTCTATTGAGTAATTGATCTCTTATTAT